CGGTTTGGAGAAACCGAAGTTCGGCAACATATCCACGCAGGACTTGCAAATCGAAGCGCAGAAGGATGCAATGAAATTTGGGCTCGATCCGAACATATTCATGCGCATGCTCAAGCAAGAATCCGCGTGGAATCCAACCGCCGAAAGCCCTGCGGGTGCCAAAGGTGTGGCTCAATTCATGCCGGCCACTGCGCGCGGCCGTGGGTTTGAAGCGGGACAGGATCCGATGCGTGACATCTTCGAAGCGGCGAAATTCTTGAAAGAGTTGCTGGACAAATACAAAGGCAATTACCGCTTGGCGTTACAAGCCTACAATGCAGGATCGGGCCGCATAGACGATCAGTTGGCCGGAGGCAAGAAATATGGCCCGCTGACGAAAGAGACTACCGAGTATCCCAACAAAATTCTGGGCAATACGCGTCTCGGCGATGTAAATGCGCAAGTTCGAGGCGAAGGTTCGAAGGTGTTCGCACCCCAAGTAACGCAGAATTTCAACATCAGCGGCTCCGATGCGGGTGCCGTCGGTGAGGTTGTACAATCGAAAGTGCGACGTACAAATGCGGATCTGTTCCGCGATGGTGTCGGTCTTTTTGCGAATTAATCATGCCTCTCACAAACGCGCCAGTGCCCGGTCTGCAACTCGTTCGCGGCCTCTACCCCGAGGTCGGTACGACGGGCGCGCTCGTGGGTCAGGACAACATCCTGCAGAATGGGCTGCCGGCCTCACAAGCAAACAACCCTCAGTTCATCGGCCAAGTCACGCTCGAAGAAATTCATCACGACGAGATGGAGATCGAGGCTCACCCGATCGAACAGGGTGCGCCCATCACCGATCATTCATTCAAGAAGCCGGCCGAGCTCACTCTACATATTGGATGGTCAGGGCAACAGCTGTTCGATCTCGGTCGAATTGGAAACAGCACTCCCGGTGCGGAATACATTGCACAATTGGCTGCTATTTACACGCAGCTGATTCAAGGTCAGACAGCACGCGTGCTTTATACGGTTGTCACTAGCAAGCGCCAGTATCCGCAAATGATGATCCAAGGGATCTCTACCGAATCGGATAAAGAGAAAGTCAACATGCTCGGAGTGACGTTGCACATGCGTCAAGTGCTGATTGCGCTAACGCAAATTGTCACGGTGGCTGCGCCTCAGTCCGCTCAACAATCTCCTCAGGATACGAATCCGGTGCAGTTAACGGGTCGTTTGTCGGTTGCGGCCGCACCCAACTTCAATGCGACCGCCGCAGGCGTGTGGATAGGAGTGGCGCCATGACCCCCTATCGTATTCCTTTGACCAGCTCTCAGCAGCAGTTGGGTATCTCATTGGGCGGCACGGTATACACGCTGACGCTCAATTTCAATTCCAATGCGAACAGCTGGACACTCGATATTGCCGATCAGTCGGGAAATAACATCGTTACAGGAATCGCGCTGGTCACAGGTTGTGATCTCCTCGGACAGTACGGTTACTTGAATTTCGGAGGGTCGCTCGTAGCCATGACTGACTACGACACCGACGCGGTGCCGACATATAGCAATCTGGGCGACAACGGAAATCTTTACTTCATCACGGTGCCGTGATGACTACCGATCAGATAGGTTTGTTCAATAGAAAATGCGTGCTGCAAATAACCAGTGCAGCAGGTGAAACACTTGATTTGTCAGAATTCCGCATCGTGTTCAGCATTGAGGCTGCGGACATTGATCACCCCAACACGGCCGTCATTCGGGTATACAACTTGAAACCCGAAACGATGAATAAAATCCTGCTCGAATTCACAACGGTGACTCTGCAGGCCGGCTATCAGAATGGCCCATTCGCTGCGATCTTTGCAGGTTCGATCAAACAATTTCGAAAAGGCAAAGAGACTGCCACGCGCACGTATCTTGATTTGCTATGTTCCGACGCTGACGTGTTTTACAACCAAGGCTTTGTGAGCACTTCTCTGGCGAAAGGCAATACGCCGCAGCAAGTCATAGCGGCTGCAGTTGCCGCAGGAAACAAAGCTATCAGCAATGTGAGTAATGGCGAGACATCCGTTGTCGTTCGTGATGACTTTGACACTTTGAAAACAGGTATCGCGAATCCTCGTTCGAAAGTGTTGTTCGGAGCGGCACGCGACACGATCCATACGCTGGCATCTACTTTGAATGTCTCGTGGTCAATCCAGCAAGGCGTGCTGCAATTGATTCCGGTTAACCGATATCTGCCGGGGCCTCCGATCCAGATGTCGACACAGACAGGCGTAGTCGGCATTCCGGAAGCGACAAATGAGGGTCTCAAGATTCAGTGTTTGATTAACCCGCTGCTACAAGTTGGCGGCACGATTCAACTGAACGCCGATCTGATCAACACCTTCATCGGTAGTTCGATTAACCTGGCACAGGGCGGTTCGGCAGGTGTCAGTTTTCGCAGCCGAGGCAAGGACATCGATTACGTTGCAAAGACGACGTTCGACGGCGTTTACCGTATATATGTCATCGAGTACGAAGGTGACACGCGCGGTCAGAAGTGGTACGCCAATTTAACGTGCCTGGCCACCGACAAAACCACCTCGACGGTTCTAACGAACCCATTGACCGGAGGTTAGGATGGATCCGCGCGAACGCGTAAACGACTTGCGAAGCGCCGTGATTGCGGCGATCCGCGGCCGTCAGGCGAACATATGGACTCTTCTGCCGGCGAAGATCGTCAGTTACGACGCGGTGAAACAAACGTGTCAGGTTCAGCCCCAGATCATCATCCAGTGGAATGATCCTCGGACAGGCTCGCCCGCACACATTCAGATGCCAGTGATCGCCGATTGCCCCGTGGAGTTTCCAGGAGGAGGGGGATATCACCTGACATTCCCCATTCAGCCCGGAGATGAATGCACAGTGGCATTTTCCAGTCGCTGCATCGACGGGTGGTGGTCGACTGGCCAAATGAGTCAGCAAGGGGATCTTCGGATGCACGATCTGTCCGATGGATTCGTCCGCGTGGGCGTTTCCAGTCTTCCGCATGCCCTGCCAAGCGTCAGCACGAATACGGTACAATTGCGCTCAGATGATGGCCAGGCGTACATCGAGATTGCCGGCGGCCACGTTGTGAACATTCACACGCCTGCCAACGTGAATATCAATGCGGGCGGCGACATCAATCTGAATGCTGCGGGTCAGGTCAATGTCGCATCCGTAGGAAACACGATCATCGATGCTGCAGCTGTAGGAATCACCGCGGCCACGAGCACATTTGCGGGCGAAGTGGTTGCCAATGGCCATCGCATCGACGAGACCCACCTCCACACTTTGGTTCAAACTGGCGGCGACGACAGTGGCCCCGTAGCATAGAGACAAAAATGCGATACCGCGAGCTCACTCCAACTGGCGATAGCACGATCTTCAGCGGGCACACGCAGTTCCTGGTCAACTCGCCGCAATGCGTCGCTCAGGCGGTCCTGACGCGTTTGCGCCTATGGCAAGGTCAGTGGTTCCTCGATACGAATGTCGGAGTACCGTACTTGCAGCAAGTGATTGGATTCGGCACTGCAGGCGTCCGCGATGGGGCGATTCAAAGCGCGATCCTGAATACGCCGGGAGTGAATCAGATCCTGGACTATTCGTCGCAGTTGAATGGTCGCGCCCTGACGATCACTGCAACCATCGATACGATTTACGGCACCGCGCCGATAACGCTCAGTCTTTGAGGAAACTGCCATGGCTGGACCCTATCCGCTCGCCACGCTCGGCCCTACCATCACGAGCGCCGGTATCACTATCCCGACGTATGCGGACGTTTATGCGTCGCTGCAGGCCAGTTTCCAGGGTATCTACGGCTCCGATGCGGTGATCTCTCCGGACAGCCAGGATGGCAACATGCTCGCTGTATTTGCCAAGGCAATCAGTGACGGAAACAACGCCATCGTAGCGGCATATCAATCTTTCAGTCCGTCATTTGCTCAAGGGGCCAATCTGTCGAGCTTGGTTCGGATTAACGGTCTGACGCGAGACGTGGCCACGAACAGCACCGTCGTCGTAACTATCACGGGTACCGCTGGAACCACCATTACCAATGGTGTGGTGCAAGACACGAATGGAAATCTGTGGAATCTGCCCGCGAGCGTTACGATCCCTCTCGCGGGCGCAATCGACGAAACCGCTACGGCGCAACAGATCGGAGCCATTAGCGCAACGACCAACAGCGTAAACATCATATTCAATCCGCAACTCGGATGGTCGACAGTGAACAACCCGGTGCATATTGCAGTGCCCGGCGCACCTGTTGAAACTGACGCGACTCTTCGCGTGCGTCAGTCCAAATCTGTCGCACTGCCGGCGACGTCACCTCTTGCCGCAATCTTTGCGGCAATCGGGCAGCTGCCTGGTGTAACGCAGTGGACGGTTTACGAGAACAACACAAGCTCGACGGATGTCAACGGTGTGCCGAGTCACTCGATCGACGTCATCGTGGCCGGCGGGGATCTGCAGACGATCGCCAACACGATTCAGAAGACGAAGTCTGAGGGTACAGGTACGTATGGAGCCGAGACGTTTACGGTTATCGATCAAGGTTCAGGATTGCCGATCGTGATTCACTTCGACGTGCTGACTGAAGTTCCGATCTATGTGAGCATCACGATCAAAGCATTGCCTGGATTTGCGGGTAGCACCGTAGGTTCGATTCAAGCGGCAGTTTCAGCATTTCTCGAGTCTCTCCCAATCGGCGGTGAGGTGTTCTATTCGCAACTGTATCCTGCCGCGCAGCTTGATTCGATCGGCGTGGGTGCGACGTATTACATCACCGCACTCACGGTGGGCCTGGCGCCAAGTCCGACGGGTACCGCGAATATTCCAATCGCATTCAACGCTGCGGCATTCTGTGTGCCTGCCAATGTTATCGTCACGGTGACATGATGATATTGGTTGATCAGTACATCAAGCTGATTGTGCCTGAGCACAACAGCGGATTATTGGCGCCACCGTTGGGTCCAGTACTTGGTCGTGCGTCGATTGTCGAAGGCTATGATCGCGTCAGTGCTCGTTCTTTCTTGAATGCGATTGGAAGAGTAGCAGTACAAGAATCTCCAGATACGGTATTTGGGCAGTTGCAGTCCGGGCCGAACGGATTGGCGTTGTTGCATCTTGATGGTACGAATGGTTCAACCACTTTCACGGACGTGTATGGAAACACTTGGACTGGTGTGAACGGTGCGGCACTATCGACTACAAACTTCAAATTTGGAACAGCATCTCTTCTTAGCACTACTAATCAACGTATCACTACGCCTGACGCAACTCAATGGGATTTTGTTGGAGATTTCACGATTGAATGTTTCGTGTATTTCAACACGATAACTTCTATGGCTATCAACACTTCGTTCTTAGGTCAAACAGGAACGGTGGGTGGGGCGTCATGGCTTCTGCTTCAATGCGATATAAACCATCTCATTCATTTTTATGCAAGCAACAGTGTTGGCGCATATCAATTTGCCGCAATTGGCCCTACGGTACCGACCGGTCAGTGGTTGCATTGTGCGCTTGTTCGTTCGTCCGGAATAATGATTGCATTCTTTCAAGGCACTTCTTTCGGCAGTGGGACACTCACGGGGACTATTTCCACGAATGGACACCCAATTGCCATAGGCGGAGATATCGCAGCTATCGGAGAAATATTCGACGGGAATATAGATGAAGTTCGATTCAGCAACGTAGCTCGTTACACGTCCAATTTCACGCCTCCGGCGTATCCGTTTGCGTTCTGATCATGAGCCAGTTGCCGCAAGCACCATTCAGTCAGCCCGACTTCGTCGCAGTGATGAAGGCGTTGCTGCAGCCGCTCGTCGATCAGCAGAATGTTACGAACGGAATTCCTGCGTTGTACGATCTCGACACGGCGATTGGGTCGCAGCTCGATACCACCGGGCAATGGATCGGCCCGACGCGCTTTGTTAACGTACCGATCACGGGATTGTTCTTCTCATTCGACATCGCGGGCCTGGGTTTCGATCAGGGCGCGTGGGCGCCAATCGTCGGCGGCAATACGGTTCTCTATCCGCTACCCGATGACGAATACCGCTTGCTTCTGTACGCCACCGTGGCCGCCAACCATTGGGACGGCACAGTACCTGGCGGCGAGCGAGTGCTGAATCAATTCTGGAATCCGCTCGGCTACAGCGAATACATCATCGATCACCAAGACATGACGATCGCATTTTTGCTGGTCGGGCCAGTTCCGAATGCTGTCACGCAGTCGCTTTACAAAAACGGCTATCTCGACGTGGTAGCGGCCGGCGTAGGTGTCACGAATCATTATTTTGCGCAAGGTTCGGGCGGTGTCCCGTTCACACCGCTGTTCGGTTTCGATATCGAAGACGCAATCATTCAGGGTTTCGATCAAGGCGCGTGGGCGTCGGAAGCCTTTACGATCGCACCAGCCGTGTTCATGAGTGGTGCGATTCATGAAGGTCACGACCGAGTGGCTGCAGGTAGCTTCACCCCGGGCGTTCTCGTCGGCGCAATTCTCGAGTCTCATGATCAGGTTCATGCGTTTAATA